ACTACAATTGGTTCATTTGTAGTAGAAGTTTGCTCTAAAGAAATACACCCGCTAGATAGCATTGCGAATAAAATTAAAATAGTTTTATAAACGTACATAATATATAGTGTCAATTTCCTCTTGAGTTAATTTGATTATCTGTCCGCCTTGAGGTTCGATGAATACCCAGCCTTCTTCAGTGTAAGCACCGTTGATGGCATGGTTCATACCATTCGCCCAATGTGGTTTATACATAATTTCTGCGACTGCGATTCCCTCACCATTGCCTGCACTTTTCTTGTGGCAAATTTGAGCAAGCACTCTGTATAGAGAGGCATAGTCATCACAATCGAATTTAAAAGAATAAGGGAGACTTAAATTCTTTAGTATACCCATGAAGAAAGGACTAAACTCAAGTTTAATCCAGTTCTTAGTAGGCATATTATAATTACTATCTCCTACAAATTTTTTAGCAAACTCAATCCAATCAGTAGTTTGAGTTAGTTTCTCTTGGGATATTTTTTTCATACAATTTTTAGATTTTCAATTATTTTCTGATTAACCATCTCGTCATAATCATGATTAACATATTCAGCGGGATTGAATAGATACTCAAATACAAAATCGTCATCAGGATTTACAAATAAAGATTTCGCTTGTAAATACAAGGATTCTTGTAATACTCCATAAGCTTGGATAGACTTCTTATATAGATTAAGTTTTTTTAGACTGTCTTCTATTTTTTGGTTAGTTTCTTCGTTAATATTATTTTCTTGTCTCATATGTTTTCTTTTATTACTCGGGATTTTTCGATTGCTCTTTCTACTATACTATCAAGTTGAGCTATAGCCTGTTGAATACGAACACCTTTTTGATCAGGGGCTATACTAAAATACAATCTAAGTTCATTAAATTTAGACTTAGCTTGATATATCTTAACATCAAAATCTGATTTCTCACATAGTTCATCTACTTCGGCAAGAGTACTGTCTATTAAATCAAACCATCCATCTCCAAACTCAAATGAATAGAAGGATGTTTTAAATCCTTCATTAAGATAGTCTACACAAAGCTTAGGATATTTATTTGCTATTATCATTTCTAATTCTTTCGTCATATTTATTTTATCTCTTTTAATTTCAAGGTTAAGTTATCAAAATGGGCAGCTTTACTCCACTCTTCAGAATTAGATAGGTCGAAATCACTTAATGGTATTTTATAAGATAGAAAGTACCCGTTGCCCGGAAGTTTGTCAAATGATTTTTTCAAGAATATTATCAGATCAGTAGATGAATACCCAAATACTTTATCTATCTTATCTTTGTTCTTAGCTTTTAATATTCTTCTCATTTTTGATCTAAAGCTCTCTTGAAGAACTTGTTGTTTAGTCAATTTTCTATCAGAAGTATTCTCCTCTCTCCATTCTTTTAAATTATCCCGGCAGTTTTTTTTATATTTCTGTCTATACTCTCTTGAGTAATCTCTTTGGCATTCTTTGCAAAAGCTTTGCAATCTCCCTTTTCTAAAAGAGAACTGATTTTCTTCTAAATAAGTTTTGCATCTACCACATTTTTTCATTTTGCCGACTTAAATATATTTAACAATTTTTTAGCGCAATTTGACCAAGAATTTTTTTCTAAAAACTTTTCTCTATCACTCATCATCTTAGCTTTATCAAATTTACCTTCAAATATATCAGAAATTTCTTTTACCCACTGCTCTTTTGAACTACAAGCTACCGCGACTTCTTCCATACCATTAAATAAATTAGCATTAGAAGTAATCAAAGGAGTAGATGTTTGCAAAGCTATCCTCGCCATTCCGCTTGCTGCATAAACATCGAATTCTGGATCTGGCTTGTACGGCAAAACAAATACAGAACTCGTTCTAATATAAGACATTAGAACAGAGTTAGAAACAAAGCCTCTATCTATTATTACGTTATGCGCAAGATCTAAACTTTCTATTTTATCGCATATTTCTTTATGCAGCTTGTCATGTTCATCTTTGCATAGGGGATTCTCCGATGCGACTATAACATAAAGTATGTCTTTATATTTAGACTTTAAATCTTTTATTACATCAAGCATATGTAAATGAGATTTATAATAAAACAAGAAACCCGCTTGGAGAACTACGTGATCATTACCTAAATGATTCCATAATTTTGGGAGTATTTTATTTTCACCCGTTGCGAATGAGCATCCATGAGGAACTACATTTATATTTTCGGGGTTTAGACCTTTTCTAATTAAAGCATTCCTTGCTTGACCACTATGAACGACAACATTTTTACAAACAGATTCTGTTACGAGCTTATCTTTATGATTTTCGTATATAGAGTGAAATATCGTAACAACTTTATATCCTCTTAATCTAAAATAAGAAACTAAAGATGTAAAGAAGTAAGCCCTTTGAAAAAGTCCGTACTCATGACTAAATAAAACTATATCAGGCTTATAATTGTCAATTGCCTCTATCAGTTCTAATTTTGGGAACTCTTCTCTATCCCAACAATACTGGATATTTTCGGTATCCTCTTCTCCGTTTTTCTCTGCGAAAAACTTAGTTTCCACCTCCTTTCCTAAGGCGTTGAATAGCAATTCGTTATAAATAGCTACGCCACATTTTGATCTTATGTTACCTATAAAGGCGACTTTCATTTAAAAAGTTCCCTAAAAAAATTCTTAATTTTAAATTTAAAAATCATAACATAGAAAGAGATTGTCATTAGATGATGATGAAAATCATGTTTAACTTTATGAGGAGGACTGCAACAATGCGCTTGGTTTTTCATTGGATTAGAGTATGTATTTTATTAGAGACTTTTTCCCAGTTCTCTCTAGAGCTTACACCATAAGATAGGCTTGTCTCTAATATTTGGGAAGAATGTTGTGCTTCAAATGCTTTTTTCTTTAGTTCTTCTAAACTGATTTTCCAATAATTGACAGACAAATTTTCTAGATTCAAATCCTTAAGTAAATTAGAATTTTTTGAATGATGTGTTATATCAATGAATGGGATAACATTCTTTATAGCGAAAAGTGTTGAATGATATCTAGCTGAAATTATCAAAGAAGAATGATTGATATTGCTCTCAAAATACTCGTTTGAATAAATCCAATTATCCGCGCCTCCGATATAGGCATTAAGAATACCGTGAACAGTGTTATCATTTACTTCCTTATCTACTTGACAAGGAACGAGTTGTATTTTATAGTTAAAACTTCTTAACCATTTTATAAATTCCGCCAATTCAATTATAGCTTTCTTGGCGTATATTCGGCTTCTTTCATTCGATGAAAAAAAATCTTTAAAGATATAGTAGTTTAAACATACTGATACTTTATTTGATTTTTGATTATAAGGTTTCTTATCTTGGCTTAAAAAAGAAATATCAGAAGCCAAGATTACCTTCTCTCGATCTTTTAAAATTTCTAAAGCCATTTTTTCAGAGAAAGAATCTCTCACGACGACTAAAGAAATTTTATCCTTAAGCATTTCTAAAACTGGAACTGATTCCTGTGTTAGATTTACATTTATAAGAATTAGTTTCTGATCCTCTCTTATTTCTTTATAAAGCTCGGTTTTTATATACCAAAAATTCTTCGTGATAATGCCGCCCCCTCCGAGAGCGACTATATCAGAAGAATTTGGATTTAAAGTTTTAAACGAAAATGATTCTTCACTTTCTCTGTCGGAGAATATCTTAACCCTCAAGCCAAAAGAATTAAAAAAGGTTTTTAGATTCTCTAGCATTAAAGAGTCTCCATAGTTATTGAAACCATAGAAACCACATAAAGATATATTAGACATTTTCATTTTTATTTTTTACCAGTGCCGTAACACATTAAGAATAATAAACAGATTGGTAATCAAATACCAAACTAAAATTAAAGATCTAATTATTGCGATCTTATCAGCTTCACTATCTGTACTCCCGGCTTTCTCCCCAAGAGCTTTGGACCATATTCTCCAAAGCTTTTTAAACCTAGCTTGAATCATATCAATATATACAAACTAAATAGCAGAATAATCTCGATCAGATAATTTATTTTCTTTTATTTGTATCCAAGGTGCAGGCATTTCTTTTTCCCATCCTTTTTTAAAAGACTCTTCACTATCGTCTGAGCTTAAAAGCCAGTCGATTCTTTGTACCATCTCTCTTGTTCTTCGAAGATTATAAGCTGTTTCTTTTAATTTTTCTATAGTTTCGGAATCTAAATTATGAGCTTCCTTAATTTCTCCGTATATATTTGTATGGGATTTATTATTGTTTTCTATTAAGCTTTCAATTTCCTCTGCCATCACCTCTAATTTATATTGATTGTATTCAAAGTATCCTCCACTCATATTTTTTCAATTTCTACTAAAAAATTAACTAATTTTGAATTTGTATCTATTTTTAAAAGTGGCTTGTCTTTACCGGTGGATGCTTTCAATTTTTTCTTGCCACATTCATTGTCATAAATATACCATCCGATCCACCCGTCAGGATCAATAAGACTCAACATGCTGTCGAAGCTTGACCAAATAGCATCAAATAATGGGCCATTGGGATCAAGTGTACCCGAATTACTTGCAGCGTCACAAGCTTTATTCAAATCTTTATATTTACTGATTAAAGTTTCTACAACTTCGGTCCAGTATTCATAACGCTTTGATTTTTTATTTTTAGTTGAGTCTCTCATTGCTTAACAAAGTTTGTCTAGAAAATAGGATCTATCAATTCGAGAGGATCAACTTTAATAGCACTTACTTCTTCAACAAGCCCCTGTGTTTTAGCGAGGATTACAATGAATTGTTCTTTATAAAAATCGCTATCAATCCTGACAGGGAAGTCGGCTGTTTCACCAAAATTAGTGTTGATGAATTCAAGAAGCTCTACAAAAGAATGTATAGCTTCTTTGAAAACAACATTTTGGCGAATAGAATCGCACAATTCCTTTTCAAGCATTTCGATATAAAGAGAATCCTCCATTTCAAAGGATTCTGCAATTTGTTCTTCAATAGTTTCGTTGGTTTCTTGATTCATAATGAGAATATACTGACGACATAAATCTACAGTATACTTTTTGAAAGTCAAGATTTTCTTTGGAGATTTTTATTTTTAAACCTTTTTAAATTTCAGACTGTTTTAACAAACCTGCTAAGAATAGAGAGATATTATGTTCTGCTGCGATATTAAGGGTCTGCTCATCAGGGCTGACGATAGGGTTCTCTATAAAGCTGGCGATACTCTCCTGCCACTCGTTGGAATTTTTAGAAGAAATAATAGACTCGGTTACGCTCCAGCAGAGATCTTTCTGTTTAGAGCTAAGTCTTTTTATTTTGTTAAGCTCTCTATATTTAGACTCTACGGCTTCAGATAGATCATTAACGAGTTTGATATTATCGGATATTTTTTGTAAACTAAATTTAGATGCTCCTATCGGAGAAACTTTTTTAGTTGTTTGAGGAGCCTTCGTTCCTGCTGGTCTGCCTACTGGCTGCCCAAGTGCATCTTTTTTCTGGCCACCTATAATTGGCTCGTAAAGACCTTTATCTTTGAGTTCTTTAAATTTATTTTGAGCTTCTACAGAATTATCAGAGAGAGGGAGAGAGTGAGTCTCGAATGCGTCGAAGAGTTCTTCGGGTGTCAGCATTCCAATTTCTGCAAGTCTTGTGTAAACTTTCATATACTCGATCTCTTCTTTAAGATCCACCTCGTCGAAAACTGGCTCTGGGATTTCTGTGAATCCTAATTCACTAGCGATCATTTCCATCTCAGGAATCAAGAAATTATTTAAGAAGGCTTGTCTAGCAGAACTTAACCTCTCTAGAAAGACTTTTATTTTAATCATTGAGTTGGCATACTTCTCGTCGCCCCAGAATATATTCATCAATCCATTTGCAATATCTTGATTTACAACCTGATACTTCTCTGGCCCTAAAATTTTATTTAAATCTGGCAGAACGAATTCTGCTTTCGTAGAGTAATCAGAAACTAATACCCTACCCACACTCTCCATTTCGAAAAGATCCTGCAATGCAGCTAAAATTCTAGAATTGGTATTGGCATCTCTATCTTTATCACCCGCTGTAATCAGAAGGATCATATAGTCAGCTGTTCTCGCTATGACCTTCTCCATTTTCTTGAATTCTAATTTTAAATCAATATCGAAAAGCACAGGGTAGTACATTGGAACAGACAGAGCTTCGTAGTCCTGCTTACCGCAGAATACAGCTGTTAAATATTCTGTGTCGATGGGAATCTCTGGGAGTTGGCCTCTTTTAATCTCATCTCTAATTTTTACGGGTAGAGAATCCATAAACCTTTTCTCATCTTCTGTTTTTGGGACTTTCAATCTTGCTAACTCATAGGAGTTAAGCATCTTATAGTAATTAAAATTAACAAACGTAGCAGAGCCTTCAGCTCTCATATCCGCAGGGTTTAGAATAGTATAACGCAAAGGTATTTTTTTTGCAACCTCGGCCCTAGACATTTTATTTACTTCGGGATTTGTTATATTATATAAAAACTTGTAAATAAAAACATTGCCAGAACGAAACCACTCTCTAAAGAATCTTTCAGATAAAGACCATCCGTTTATTTTCTTATACCATTCATTAAAGAATTTTATAGACCTTTTATTTTTACCTCTGAAACTTAATTTAGAATTTGCGAATTCAGTTTGAATATCTATTGTATTTCTGAAGATGGCGACATTCCAATAAGCTTTCTGGCAAAGTACAATTGCTTGTTGAGCGCTTAAGGTTCCAGTATTATCCCTAGAAAAAGGTGATACACCCTTATTAATATTTTCTATTTCCCCTGATAAACCGGACAGAGGATTTTGAAAAGTATTCGTTCCTCTATTTCTTAAATCCCTTGCAGAATCTGAAATAAACTTAGGAGTAAAAGGATCTGAATTTACGACTACAGAGTCGGCTTTAGGTTTACGCGCCATATACTGTTATACACTTTTAAAGGTTAAAAAACCTCTATAAATTAATTTTAACCTTAAAATTTACCTAAACATTCTTGGAACGAATTCAAAAGAATTATTTACCTCTTGTTCTCTATGCATATCAAAATAGCATTTTACTCCCCAGCTACCGAGAAGTAGAACTGTATAGGAGTCCCTTCTTGCTCTGTGAGGATTATTGTCTCTTTTCATTGTGGCTGGCAAGTCAAACTGTTGATTTCCGTTTACGCTGGTCGAAACCTCTATAAGCGAGCACTCTCTTTTTGTCAAGTTGATCATGTCTCCCAAGTGTTCAACGAAATCAACCTTCATTTCCTCCTGAACATTTTTAGCGATTTCTCTTATTTCATCTTTGGCTATTTCTTGATTTTTCGAGTAGTGAAGATCCGCTATAGGGAAATTCTCTTTTATAGCATTCTGAAAATCAGAATCATTAAATACTGGTGCTGCAAATTTTATCTTTTTCTTTTCAATCATCCATTGCAAATTCTCGTTTGAGAACCTTAACCATCCTCCAACACCGAAAGCTTGAGAGTGAACTATCTTTCCATTCTTAGGATCATAATTACTCTTTGAATAAAGTATCCCTTCTTGGGAATTGTAGTTTAGAAAGTCATGATCAAAAAGATGAAGCTCTCTCGGTATCAATTTGAATTCCTTTGCTATCTGTAGGAAAGCCGGGCCGCCACTATTATCTATAATCGTATAAACAATATTAAATTTTTCTAGAAGATACTTAAGATATAAACATCTTTTTTCGTTTGTACTATTTGGAAGAGCATAAGCATGCACAAGTATTGCAGATTCATCTTCTTCGTTCAACTCAAGGACAGCCATAGCGAAATCATCCGAAGTCTCTGAGTTATTGTAGTTAGGATCTATTGATAAAATATATTTCTTATCTGGATCTCCAACTATTTTTACTATAGGGTATTCCCCTAGTTTAACGCTAGCTTCTTCTATAGCTTTCGCTGAAAAGTAACCTCCAGTATCATCTCCAAATATAGCCTCAAGCTCTCTATCGAACATTGATTTAGACATCGTTCTTCTCATGTCTTCAATCGCTGATTCTTCCATGAAACCTTTTGGGGCAGCTCTATAAGACATTCTGAAAACACAATGGTTTACATTTTCAGCTGTTGGATCTAAAATCGTTTTAACATAAGGTACATAATTATCTCTGTAAAGAGATTCGAATTTATAACTAGCAGATGATAAACCTATAATTTTGTTGTTCGATGAGAACTGTTGAACTTCTTCTGGTTTCAAAACACCGTTTTCTACTAAAACTTTTTGAGCATTTGTAATCTGCTCATGCTGAGGACCATCTTGACGAACCATCAAGAACGGTTTGAGAATAGAATCTATAATGTCTTTACTAACAACTAGCAACTCGTCAACGATCAGAACATTGAAGCGGTAACCTCTAACCTTGCCTAGTGGGATAGCTGTTATAGAAGAATATCCGATTTCCATTGACCAAGCATCACTAGATTTAGAAAGTTGTTTAGTAATACAGGATCTTAAGAAAGTCCCGTTCTTTGGATGAGAAGCAAAAGTATCAATTTGCTTCATGATTGATTTTGACTGTCGGAAAGTTCCTGATGCTATCCCAATTTTAACACCGGGATTACCTAGAGCATATATTATACAGAATAAAGATATTACGAAAGATTTAGAGAATCCCCGGCCAGCAACAAGAAGACAATAATCTTTTAAAATAAACGATCTCAATAATAAATCCTGAACAGGATCGAGTTGAACTCTAGTCAGAAGGTAAACCATGAAAGCTGGATTAGCCAAGCAGTATCTAGCAAACCATTGTTGAGCTTCAGCTTCGGACAGAACGCCCTTTATTTCTGCAAGCTCATCATTCGTAGATTTCCTGACTATAACAGGATGCGCTCCTTCGTTCCACATATTATATTAAATTAAAATCTTTAAGAAATTCCAAATCATAATTTCTTACTTTATCTTTCATTTTAAAAATCTTGATCATTAGAGCTTGGGAGTTTTCTCTAGAATCAGAAAATAAAAATTGTATGTTTTTATACTTACTGTAAATTTCTCGTATCTTATAAAATACAAACTTGCCATTTATATATTTACTAAAACTGTTTTCGGGGCTATAATTTATAGCATTCGAAACTTTATTCTCAACTAGTACGACAAGATACTGTCCAAAGTCTTCGGCTCTACTGATTTCCCTATCGAATCTTTGAGCTCCCGCTGTAAGAGTGGAAACTAAATCTTCTAAACTTTTTCTTTCGATAAAAACATCAGAAAATAAAGGGCCAGTCGTTGTATAGTCGCCACAACTTAATTTCATCTTTTTGGAATCTTTAAATTGTAAAGCATTTTGCTCCCTTGTATCTACAAGTATCTCAGGCTCATCTTCATGAAAGAATGGTTCTGAAATGTAATCGTATTTTAATTTTAAACCTTGTTTTGACAGCTCTTTTACAACAGTCTCTTTGTCACCAAATATTTTTACTAACCCTAACCAAGATGGCAAAAATAAACTTTTCAATTCTATATTAGATGGTACAAAAAGAGTTTCTTTTTTAGAGCACCTTCTCCTAAAAGCTTTTTTCACATATTCCCTGACTATAATAACGTCTTCCGAAAAACACCATTTAGCAAAATTTTCTTTTGAATTAAAATCAGTAACAAAATATTCTTCGAAGTTTTTAAATTCTATTTTTTCATTTGAAAACAGATCAAATCTAGGGAAAAATTTGTGATAATAATCTTGTAAAGATATCTTATGTTTTTTTGAAACATGTAAATGTAAACCTCTTTCAGTAGAGAAGTCATCTAAACATTCCAAACATTTCATTATAGAGAGAATACCTCCTCTTTTCCAACGCCATAAACTTCGACAAAAAGTTCAGAGAAATTCTCAAGTTCCTGTATCTTTTCCTTGACTTTGAATTCTTCTGCTTTGGCTATCAATAACATTCTTCTTCTTTCCTTCTCATCCTGAACAAGTTCGATAAACTGCGCTAAGCTTTGATTAGCTAAAGCTTGCTTTTCTAATTTTTTAATTCTATCTCCACTCAATGAGCGGGTCATTTTTAAAGTCCTTTCTAGGCAATGATTATATGCAGCCGTTTTATCCTTTAAGGCTTCAGATAAAGACATTGTAAATTTACGACCTTCTTCATCGTCAGACATGGACTCTGCTAATCTATCATTTAAGATTGTTATCTGTTGTCTTATCTCTATAAGAGTTACATATTCTAATGCTAGACCTATATATAAATTTACTTCATCAGAATTAAGATCTGGTTTATTGTAGACAGCTTTAACGAACTCTGTTTCAAAGACTTCTCTATGTTTTACATTCGTAATCATAGATATCATCTCTACGAAACGCGGAGCTGATAAGAATTTTTTTACAGCAGCTATAGAATCTTTTTTTCTCATATCCATTTTATCAGCATCGTATTTAGCTGCATGATCGGATCTATTTATAAGATTTATAACTTGCAAATCTGTTCTCGGAGAATTATATCTAGTATTAGTTCTTTCGATTTTATCCTCATCCTTCACCTCTCTAAATCCACCGGCATCTAAAAGAGAAGTTATTGTTCTTATTGATACAATATATTCTTTTTCAGGGAATAAAGCTTTTGCTATTTCTTTTGTACTTAGAGATTCAGCATTCTCGAATAGGAAATCTAATTGATCGTCTGTATAGTTATCGTATTCGCCTCCTCTCCATAATTTTTGTAAAAATTTCCTAACATTTTTGAACTCTTCTGTTTGCTCTATGAGTTTGGGGTTCTTATACACGTCTTGAGCGAGCGACAATATGTTACTCTCTTTACAATTCTTATTATCCTCCAAGTATTCTTGCTGGACTAAATCAAGATTGTACTTATGCTGACAAATTATTTTGTCGCAAAGATTTACCTTTTTCCTATCTATTTTTCTACCTAATTTAATAGTTAGATTTTCTCTTATTGATGAGTTCATTCTTCAGAGTCGAATTCGCTTATTTTTTTCTTAGCTATATTCTGCAAATTCTTCCTTATTGTTATTAGCTGCCTCTTTGTTATCCCTTTGCCATTTGTGTTTTTTAATCTTTCAATAACTTCTTCGTCTTTTAAGTTTTCTATATATATCAAGCCATAGAAGTTTACCATTTTAGGGTTAAGGAACTGGCATATAAATTTATGAAATTTTATAACGCAAGACTCTAATCTTATAGAGGTTATTGGATCAGAGA